TACGATACTGCAACCGAAGGGTTAATAATACACGATGGATCTACTGCAGGTGGATTCGAAATTATGCCTTCAGGATCAATCATAGCTTTTGGTGGGGCTGCTGCTCCTGATGCTGGATGGTTACTCTGTAACGGTGCAGATGTAAGTAGAAGTACTTACGCACGTCTATTTGCAGCAATATCTACTGCTTATGGAACAGGTGATGGCTCAAGTACTTTTGGTCTTCCTGATCTTAGAGATAGAGTATTACTTGGTAAAGGCACTAACAATAGCACTCTTGGTACAGAAACAGGATCTGCCGCTGCTTCGAGTGTTATTACCAACGCAACTAATAGTACAGGAACTGCGACTTCTGGATCTACAACAGCGTCTACCAATAACACAACAGGAACTTTTGCTACATCAGCAAAAGACTCTGCAACAGGTAGTGCTATCACAGCTAACTCAAACGCTGCGCACACACATACTATACCAGCACTAAGCATTCCTGCTTTGGCAACAACCTTGCCAAGTAGTGTTGTTAACTTTATAATTAAAATATAAATAGTTAACGGAGGGGAAAATGTTAACATATAAAGTTAGATATAGATTACCAGGTCAGTTATTTTATAAAACAATTAAAAATGTTGTAGAAGATGACGTATTTGCAGAAGGAAGAATGAGATTTTTTACTACTATAAATGATGAACGAATAGAAGTTCCTACTACCGCAGAGTTTCGTTATGGAAAAGATAGACTAACACTAATAAATTATAATATAAAGCAACAAAATAAATAAAGAGTATAGCAATACTATGCGGAGTAATTATGTCAGACAATATAAGAGAGTTAGATCAAGTGCAAGCAGAACTAGACATTTTACATGAACGTTCTCAGACTAATAAAGCGAATATTTCTTCGCATGAAGCAGTGTGCGAAATTAGACATAAAATTATTATGGAAAACATGGATGCTATATCTAAAGAACTTAAAGTTATTCATGCTAAACTTAATGATGTAAGTGAGCTTGCTACTAAAGGTAAAACTTCATTACACACCTTGCTATGGGCTGGTGGTGTTGTTGCTGGATTAGTAACTATTTTCTCTATTATTTATAATATGTTACCTAAATGAATACAAAATTTTTTAAGATTAATGTAGATAAGTTATGCAGTAGGCTTCCTCAGTCTGTAGTTTTTAATGAATCTCAAAAAGCTATGTTACAAGGATTAGAAGAAAATAGATTTTTTGTACATGTAGCTGCTCGTCGTACTGGTAAATCTTATTCAGCTGCTATTATTGCTTTTGCTAAACTACTAGAGCCTGGTCAACAAGTTATGGTTGTTGCTCCTAATTTTTCTCTATCCTCTATTATTTGGGACTATGTTACTGATTTAATTAAAAATATGGAACTTGAAGTTGATAAGTTTAATCAAAAAGATAAAGTAGTTAAACTTATAAATGGTTCTATATTTAGACTATTATCTGCTAATAATAGAGATTCGTTAGTTGGTCGTGCTGCTAATCTACTAATTGTAGATGAGGCGGCAATTATACCTCATGATGAATATTTTACTCGTGATTTACGTCCTGCATTATCTACGTTTAAAAATTCTAGATGTTTATGGATTTCTACTCCTAGAGGCAAAGGTAATTATTTATACGAATACTTTATGAGAGGTAAAGATGATGAATATGATGAGTGGGGATCTTCTATACACACTTGGAGAGCTAATCCTTTACTATCTGAAAAAGATGTTATGGAAGCTAAAAGAACTTCTACAAGAGCACTATTTGCCCAAGAGTATGAATGTGAGTGGACTACTACAGAGGCACAGATATACGAGTATTTAGATGATAAAAAACATGTTAGTGACTATGCAGAGAATAGGTACTCAGAAATTATTGCAGGATTAGACGTTGGCTATAGAGATGAAAATGTATTTGTTGTTATAGGGTATGATGGTGAGTCGTATTACATACTAGATGAATATATTTCAAAAGAATCTACTACTTCAGAATTAGCTGGTGCAATACAAGAACAAATAGATAGGTGGAATATAGAAACTATATACATAGATTCAGCAGCTCAACAAGTAAAAGCTGATTTTGCCTATGACTATGATATATACTGTGAGAATGCTATTAAATCTGTAAATGACGGTATAGCTTATTTACAATCTTTAATAGAAAACGATAATTTATACTTTGACACTATGGGAGGAAAACATACTTATTCTGCTATGAGCTCTTATAGATGGAATCCTAACACTGAGAATCCTAAACCAATTCATGATTGGACTTCTCATCCCAGTGATTCTGTTAGATATGCTATATATACACATTCTAAAATGAGTGGTGTTTCAATATATGGCTAATATAAGATTAATTGTTTTAAATTATAAAAGACCTAATAATGTGCATACCATTATTAATACTTATAAAAAATTATTACCTATAACTGTTGTTAACAATAATCCTAATGACCCTTTTCCTTATCTAGGTAATGGTGTAGATGTTATAAATAATGAAAAAAACTGGTTATGTATGGAGCGTTGGGTTAGATGTTTTGATTACGATGAACCTTATAAATTAATTATAGATGATGACCTTCTTCCTCATCCTTCTTTAGTTAAAAAAATGTATGATAAAAATTTAAATATAGTAGGGTTGTATGGTAAATCTGGAGTATCTAATGCTACTTGTTACAATGATTTAGAAGATCATTGGAGTGAAGATGCAAAAGTAGATTTCATAGTAGGGTCTGTTAATTTAGTAAAGCAATCAGCTCTAGATCTAATAAAAGAAGATATAGAAAAAATAGGCTATCCTAAACGTGGAGATGATATAATAATATCTTATTTACTTAAAAAGTATTTAAATTTAAAATATCTTGACACTGTTGCTGGTAAAGTGTTAAACTTACCAGAAGATGATGTAGGATTAAATACCGATAAAGAACATTATAGTATGAGGTGGAATGTAGTTGAGCAATTTAAAAAGATTTCCGATTAAGTATATACGCGACTATATTAAGAAAGATTATAAAACTAGAGAAGATTGCTATATCTGTAGTAGCAAAACTAAATTAGAGTTACATCATTTATACAGTGTAAGTGAATTATTTGGTAAATGGTGTGATAGGAACAGTATAAAAGAAGTAACTAGTGTTGAAAAAATTAAAGAATTAAGAGTTATTTTTGCTAAAGATTGTGAAGATGATTTAAGTCATAAAAATTTATTTACACTATGCTCTAAACATCATAAACAATTACATACATTATACGGGCAGACTTATTCTAATCACTTAGCGCCTAAAATTAAAAATTGGTTAGATATACAAAGGATGAAAAATGGCAGATAATAAAATGGGATTTAGAGAATGGATAGCTGAAAAGCTTAATCCAGCACAGCCATCTATTGCTGCTTTATCGCCTTATGCTTCTCCAGAAACGATTGTAGATTTTGAACAAGCTTATAGAGAAATTGAAGTCATACATCGTTCTGTTGAAATGATTATAAACTCATGCGTTGAGATACCTTTTATAGTTGATGGTAATAGTCCTGCTAAAAAAGTTAATAGATTATTAAATACAAAACCTAATCCTTTTGAGGATAGAGTAAGATTTTTTAGAAGAGCTTTTTTAGATTTTATGTTGGATGGTAATGCTTTCTTTTACTATGATGGTAATGATATTTATTTACTACCTGCAAACGATGTAGAAGTAGTACCTGATCCTGTTACTTTTGTAAATCATTACAATTATTTGATAGCTAATCAGCAAGCATCTGATAACTTTTTTAGCGGTAGAAAACAAACCAGAAAAGCAGATACTATTCAGTTTGCTCCTGAAGAAATTATACATGTAATGGCTGAAAATGATGAATCTATTTTTAGAGGTACTTCTAAACTTAAATCTCTACTTAAATTAATGGAACTTTACTATTATATGATTAAGTTTCAAAGACAGTTTTTTAAAAATAATGCTCTTCCAGGTTTTGTACTATCTACAGATAATATACTTTCACAAAGAGTAAAACAAAGATTACTTGAGTCTTGGCGTTCTACATATAATACTATTTTTGATGGTGCTCGTAATCCTGCTATTTTAGATGGAGGACTTAAAATTGATCCTTTCTCTGCTGTAAGTTTTGATAAACTAGACTTTGAAAATTCTATAGAACGTATACAGATGGATATGGCTAAAGCTTTAGGTGTGCCGTATGTATTATTAAAATCTGGTAATAATGCTAATATAGATGCTAATCAAAAATTATTTTATTTACAAACTATACTGCCTATGTTAAGTCAGTTTGGAAGTGCATTTTCACATTTTTTTAATAACGGTGTTACTATTCGTCCTAATAGGCTAGTAGTTCCCGCGCTACAGCCAGATAACAGAACACAAGCTATTTATTATTCTACTCTGGTTAATACAGGAATCATAACCCCAAATGAGGCTCGTGAGGGATTAAAATTTCCAAAATTAGAAGATAATGATACTATAAGAGTACCACA